CTAGAACAAGAATTAGGACAATAATGAGAGCTTTACTATACCTTTGGATAGGCTTAGTGCTTATCTGTGTAAGCTATGTTCCAGTACACGCACAGACGATAGTTACTGATTCTACATCTAACAGTAAGACCAAGGTAGAGTCTCCCCCTCCGTCAGCTATCTCACCGTCTATTACTACCATCAATAACAAGATGTGTAGTAGCGGTGTGGCTGCAGCGGTGCAGACTCAAATCTTTGGTATCTCTATGGGAACTACTGTTACCGACAAGAACTGTGAAATGATTATCAAGGCTGAGTCACTGTTCAATATGCAGATGAAGACTGCTGCTGTGTCAGTGATGTGTCAAGATGCTGCTATTTGGTGGGCTATGTGGGATGCTGGTACATTCTGTCCAGTAGAAGGTAAAGTAGGTGTTGAAGCTAAAAACTATTGGCTAGACAACACTGCATTGATTCCGACTCGACCTAAGATAAGATGAAATGGTTGCTGTCACTAATTGTCGGAACTTGTTTATATTTACCGACATTAAGTTACACCCAAGTTATACAGCATCAAATCAGTGATGATGGCTACGCTAGAGTTCCACTCCAGTTTGCTTTTCCTTACTACGGTCGTGTGTTCACTGAATCTTATATGTTCAGTAACGGTGTTGTTGGTTTCCTCAATCCGACAAATCACTTCTGTTGTTCAGGATATGACATAACACAGCCTAATCATCCGTTTAGCTTTGCTATTATGCCACTGCAGACGGACTTGATTAACTACGGTCAAGGTAGGTTCTTAACTGAAGGAACTGCACAGTATCAGCGGTATAAGTGGGAAAACATCAGTGAGTTTGGTCGACCAGATAACTTAAACACTTTCGGTGTCGAGATTAGACCTACTGGCTTTATCGGTATGCACTATGAACAGGTTAACCTAGAGCCTTGGCGAACAGTAACAATGGGTATGACTGGGGATAGTTCACTGAACCAGTACACCTTGCACTACAATGGTGCAGGGTTTAATAGAACAGAAAATGTGTCGTATATTACACATTCTACTGGTGATAGGTGCTTAGTAGACCCTCTGTTTAGTCCTAGCTGTGTAGGGTACGCTCAAGCTTATTTAACACAACAATGTGGATTAAATGCTCTCTATGACCCAAGCTGTCCAGGATACACTCAAGCTTATTTCAATCAACAATGCAGCATTAATCCGCTGTATGACAGAAGATGTAGTGGATACGCAGAAGCTTATGCACTTGCTAACATTGTGTCAACACCAAGGACAGTTGTTTCAGCACCAATACTTCAAGTCAGTACAACAGGCACAGTTAGCGTTGAAACTCCTGTCGTGTCTGACCCAATTGTCAACGAAGTCATAACGAGACCAGTCAATGCTACCGTATCAGTTCAACAAAATAATACGCAATCTACAACTCAAACTGCCCAAGCAGAACCAAAGGCTGAGAAGAAAACGGAAACTAAACAAGTGGCAAAGCAGACTAGAGCTGAAGCTAAGAATGAAGTCACGCAGACAGCACCAGTGATGGTGGATGTTCCTGTGCAGACACAGCCATTGATGATTGTCGATATGCTGTTTAGGAATATGGTTAAGAAACCAATACAAGATAATAACAGGAGCTACTACGCTCTGATAATGGGAAGTCAGAAAACACACGAGGAGATGGTAGATGAGCAGTACAGAAAAAGAGATTAGCGTAGCTGGATTCAGCTTTAAACTGACTAATAAACTCATGGTGATGATTATCGCTATTGCACCTGTAGTCGGTGGTGCTTTCTGGGGTGCTTTTGAAGTCTACAATGACTATATGTCTATGCGTTCTGCCATCAAGAGCTATGTCAGCCCAGACTTTACTGACTACGATAAGAAGATAGCTTTGTTAGAAGAGTCTACAGCTAAGGTGAACGACTACACCAGAGACATCAAGAATGACATCAAGAATGATGTTCGTCGCCTAGAGAAGGTAGTAGAGCAGGTTGAGAGAGACGGTAAGCAGTTGTCTCGTGATGTTGACAAAGACCTTCGTGAGATGCGTAGAGAGACTGACAGCAAGATTAAAAGAGCTTTAGATAACCCATTGGCAAACAAGGAGTAAGTATGTTTTCATTAATTTCAACACTAGGTGGATTGTTAGTCTCAGGACTACCTAGTCTACTAGGATTCTTCCAAGACAAGTCTGACAAGAAGCATGAGTTAGAATTAGCTCAGATGCAGACTGACAGAGAGCTACAGATGATGGAGCGAGGCTTTATTGCTCAATCTAAGGTAGAAGAAATCCGCACAGACCAAATCATGATGGAAACTGACTCTGAGATGACCAAGGCTGCCTATGCACACGATGCTAAGGTGCTTGAGAGAGCGTCTCCTTGGGCTTCTACATTCGTTGCTACTGTTCGTCCTGTAATTACCTATTTGTTTGTTGCTGAGTTGTTTATCATCAATATTGGTATCGGTTGGTATCTGTTTACTCATGGTACTTTGATTACCAATGTGGATGACTTCCTCAGAGCAACTGATATGATATTTAGCGAAGATGAGATGGCTATGCTAGGTGCAATCATCGGATACTGGTTCGGTTCTAGAGGCTGGTCTAAGAAATGAAAGTAAGTCAAAAGTGCATACAGCAGATTAAGATAGATGAGGGTGTTCGTAGTAAGCCTTATCAATGTCCTGCACTTTTATGGACGGTTGGGGTTGGTCATGTTATTGACCCCAATCACGCTAAAGTTCCAATGGCTGATAGAAAAGCACTCCCTATTCCTGCAGGTTGGGATAGGATTCTAACTTCAATAGAGATAGACGACATCCTTCGTACAGACCTTAACAGGTTTGAAGCTGGTGTCTTGCGTCTGATTAAAGTGCCATTGACTCAAGGACAGTTTGATGCCTTGGTGAGCTTTAGCTTCAATGTCGGCTTAGGTAACTTACAGAACTCAACCCTCAGGATGAAGTTGAACCGAGGTGATTACGATGGAGCATCAGAGCAGTTTTTGGTATGGACTAAGGCTGGAGTTAAGGTATTGCCAGGCTTAGTTAAAAGAAGAACTCACGAGAAAGAGATGTTTGAGTCATAAATCTGTGCAAATCCTCTTTTGAAAAGTGGAATTACATGAAAACCAATAAAAATATCCTTATAAATCGGAAAACTACCGATTAACCGTGTAAAAAAAGACAGCCCCGAAGGGCTGCCATAAAGGTCTCGGAAAGAGACTACACAAGGAAACTATTTAACAGGACAAGCTCCTGAAGCACACTCATCACCGCCATCAAAAGATGCTTCATCAATCTTGGTGATTAGTTTAGTCTTAGATACTAACTCATCATAAGCTTCTTTTGTTATCTCTTCGTAAGGTGCTTGCTTAAAGCCATGCTCACTGTGTAACAAGAAAGACAAAGACTTATGATTGTTCTTGTAGTTCTTAGCTAGATACTTTTTAATTTCAGGTAACTCTTCTTTACGGTAGTAAACAGTACAAGACACAGAGTTATCACTCCAAACTTCCTGTAACCATTTAACTGTCTCTAACTGAGAGATAGCTGTCATTTCACTAGCTAAAACAGTTCCTTCTGGATAGGCAAAAGGGAAAGACACGACAACAGTGCTGTGGTCTTCAGAGCCATCAAAGTTCTGCTGATACTCTACAGGATAGCCATGCTCACGACATACATTAACCAACGAATGGTCGGCTGAGATGCGGATACGACGAATCATATACTGAGCGTAAGCAGGATGACAACCTGGAGTAACACCTGGCAACAAAGACAATGTACCACTAGGCTTAACAGTTGTAATCTTTACTGATGTCGGGAAGCCGTGCTCTTCGCTATACTTATTGTCAAAGTAACGAAGTTGTGTATAAGCAGGTCTTAACCAAGCTTTTTGTTCTTCGCTTGCTTGTAGTACACCTGTAACTCCAATACCCATCCGCATATTCTTATGGACAATATCAGCTGTCTCATCTAAGTGACAAGGTAGAGCTAAAGAGTGCTTGTTGATGCGGTATAGCAACTGACAGATGTCTACAAACTCTTCGTATGTTGACACATTAGGAAGCCATACTTCAGCCAGACAGCAAGTCTCATAAGCAGCTAGTGATTGTTCTGCACATGGGTTGTAACCTTGAACATCAGGGTCTGGATACTGTGTCTCACCTAAACGACCCATCTTACGACTTAGTTTAAGATTGATTAAACCGTAGGGTTCTCCCTTACCTTCATAACCATCCCAGAAGTACTCGTGCAAGTCTTTGATGTCGTTACACACTACTGAGTTGTTAGACATCGCTCTCCATGATGGAATGTTACCCATGTCCCAACGCTTTGCTAACAAGTATTCAACATCGTCAGCATCACCAATAGCAATCTGTGCAGAGCGACGCACATTACCAGCCACGACAACAGCACCAATAATGTTCATAATATCTAAGCAGTCAATAGGGCGGAGATTACGACCAACTCTCTTCTCTAACACTTCACTAATCTTATTAATACCCCAGCATAGGTCTTCTGGACCACTAGCTGTACCACCAAAGCCTTTGATTGGAGCACCCTTACCACGGATGTTCATTGTAGAGAAAGAGAATGTACTCTTCTTGTCGCTTAGAAAAGCTGCTTTAAGCGTTTTACCGAGAAGTGCAACCCATCCCTCCCTAGAATCAGGAACAATAAAATCAGCATCGGCAACATCAAGGCGAGTCGGAGCAGAAAAGCTGGGATTAACAATAGGTAATTTATCAACATTAACTTTCTGAATATTATAACCAACACCAGAGCCAAGCATTAACATATCCATCGCCCATGTGAAAGGACGAACAGGCTCATTGATAACAGTAAAAGCACAGTTTTGAAGACTGGCTAGACCTAACTTGTCTACAGTACCTGTCCCCATTTGCCAAAGAAATCGACCAGCAACAGTGCCTTTCAATTCCATTAAGTATTTTTTCAATCTTTCATTTTCTTCTTGTGTAAAACCAACATTCAACTGCTTGTTCGCTGATGTGATTACACGATTCACTGTGTCTTCAAACTCTTCTGTAGGGCTATTAATATCTGCTTCGTTCATACGACGAGCATAAGTTCTTTTATAAGTAATGTACCCAACGGTACTAAACGGTGTGTTAATCATTTTTATCCTTTTCGTGTTCAACTCTGTGACAATTTGCACAAAGTAATATGCATTTGTCCAGCTCCTTTTGTATTCTTGTCCAACTGTAGTGTAGTAAACTTCCTGGGTCTGCCTCCTTCTCTTTCATATCAACATGGTGAAAATCATACACACATAAGTGGTCTGTGACTAAACCACAATGTCTGCATTCACCGCCTAAATACTCTACTGCTCTTGCTTTGTTTGCTGCTCTTGTTTTCTGCTGTTTTAGTTTATTGACTGAAGCTAATTTAACTTTATGAGTCTGTCTATACTCTCTCATATAAGCTTGTTTATTAGCGATTCTTTCTTCTTCGTTAGCGAACTTCTTTTTCAAGACTGTCAGCCCTTTCTTCGATGCGGTCGGAGAACTGTTCTACAATGTCTTCGCTAGTGATGTTTAATAGCTCCAACAAGGTTATCTCATCAAGCTCTATAAGTCGCTCTTTAATCTCGTGCAGTAATAACGGCATCTTTTTCTTTCTTGATGAGGTATTCTAAGTAGTGCTTGGCTTTTTCTAAGTCTTCCACACCATTCTTATATTTATAGCGTAACAAGTATTTTAACACATTTCCAGAATAATAGCACAGCTCCCATTCGTCAATGATTTCCCACGGTTGAATTGCTCGTTTGTAATGGTCTCCAGCTACTTGACGAGACATAACATCACCTGCGTCTTCACTACCTTCAGCATAGGCTTTATAGACCTTCTTAGTGTTCTCAGCCCATGCTTCGTAAGTATCTCCTAGGTTAGGCATCGCTACTGGTGATGAATACATATTATGGTTTCCGCTCATTAAGCAACCCCTTTGATTTTAATACCTTTTTTAACCGCTGTAGTCCCTTGACTCCACGAACCGCAATCACGGCATTGATACCTCTGGTATGTTCCTGTTGTTGCCAAAGAGAATCCACGCTTCTGTATCTTCGACGAAGCACAGCTTGGGCATACATGATTGTCCGTATTAAGATTGTGATTTGGAAGCGATTTAATCCAAGGAAGAAGCTTATAGTAAAGCTTTTCCAATAAGATGACATCCTGGATGTTGTACTTTTCCATACGACTCCAAGCTGCGTTATCTTTGTCCATACACTTAAGCCAGAGTTCAAATCCTTCATGTTCTACTTTCTTTCCTAATCCTAGTTGCTGTGAGACATAATCTAGTTTGTTAGAAGTAAACCTAAAGTTGCTCCTAACAGTACGCAGTAAGTCAATCTTCTTAGAAGGAGATGGTGGATTAAGATTATGTAAGAGAAATTCCTTGTTGAGAATAGGTAGGTCGAACTTATTGCCATTATAAGTAACAAGACCGTCTGCTTGGTCGATAAGTCCATGTATACCTTTCAGCATCTTCTTACGAGATGATTTATGGATTGAGTCAAACACAACTTCTTTATCACCGAGCCACTTGGCACAGTAACAAAGAACTTGCGATGAATCTATCATTTGATTGATGCCGATGTTCTGGTCGAATAAACCCCACACATAGGCGGAGTTTGGACTTGTTTCAATGTCAAGCAATAAGATTCTCATTTAACTTTCTTCTCCCATTGATAGACAAACCAAGGACCTACAACTTCTAGGGCATCAACGACTTTCTGAAACTGCTCTAAGTCTTCCTGTCCCCAGGTCTTTTCTTTAATGTCTTTCTTTAGTGCCTTTGCTGTACCAATAAGACGAGCTGCAACAATCTCATCACAAAAGTCATTGTCAACATCTATTTTAACTTCATTCATAATTTACCCCGCCATCATGTCAAATAATACTTCAGCATCAATCACCGCTAACGGTGCTCTGCCATTCTGTTTAATAATCACGATTGGTTCGTACTTACCGTGGGACTTTGCTTGGTCGTAGTAGTTGTAAACCGCTACCTTAGCTAAAGACTTGCATTCAAACACTGCTGGTATTTCTTCCTTAGCTGCTTGAGACATCACGACATCTTCACCGTGAGAACCCATTGGACAGCTTCTAAGGTCAAGCTCTGTTAACTGTGGATACCTTTCTAACAGTTGCTTTACGACCCATTTTTGTAAGTTTCGTCCTTTCGACTTTGCTGATTGTGTCTTCACGAGCTAGTACCTTTCTATTCTTAATCCATGCTTTCGGAATGTGCATTCTTGCGTTGGTTTGGTCAACAGACCAGGTAGATGCTAAACAGACTGCTTCATCTGTTTCGTCAACTAAATAACCCACAGTGATGCAATGGTGTATCTCTGCTTTTGTCTTAGATTCCCAACCGACATCAGCAACAGCATCAATCCACGACACCTGAATTATCTTTGGGGAGGCTGCCATACATCTCCTTCTTTCCGCTGTAGGTACAGCAATTGTCCGTTCTCTAACACTCTCACAGTGTCTCCGTCATAGGCTTTTAGCACTGCATCGTACAGTTCTTCAACAGTTGTGCAGTCCTTGAGTAGCTTAGTCCCTTTAGCAGGACCAATACCCTTTAGACCTTCAATGTTGTCGACTCTGTCGCCAGTAAGAATTTGTAGGTAGAAGCTGTGCCAACCAGCGAATTCAGAGACATAATACTTCTCTTTCTTTCGATAGTTGTAGTGATGTCCTCGGAACTGATTAAGGTCTTTGTCGATGTGTACCATGATTGATTCATGCTCATCGAGAGCGTAAGCAGCAATACCGACAGCATCGTCAGCTTCTATACCTTCGGTGACTACAAACTCCCAGTCGTTCACTAAGTGGTCTCTGAGAGCTTGTAGGTGTACAGGTTTTTCTGTTGGTCGAGTTCCTTTATATGGAGCTGTGACTGCGATGTCGTTGCGGAAGTTACCCTTTCCAGTAAGGAATCCCTTATAGTCATCACACTCTAAATCCATGCAAAGCTCTACCACTGTTGCTTCTAACCTAGACACCGCTAACGCTTCGTCTACATCGTTGCTAGAAAAGCCAACGGCATAGCACAAAGAGTCAGCGTCGATTAAAGCAGTTATCACAGAATATCGTCATCCATGTCGGCTGTTGCTACACCTTCAGGATTGTATTCCTTTAGGTCAGTAATAACAATCTTCATCAATGATGGGCTGATACCCTTCTTGTTCATGAACTTCCACTCATAAGCAGAAACCATTGCTGTTGCTTTAGAGTTGTTAGCCACGATTGCAGTGATGTGGTTACCTGAAGAGTCTTGTGGACGAATAGGGTTCACAGACTTGCAAGTGATGTAGTTACCTTGC